TAAATCATGGGATTATCTGTAAGTAATTTCACTATTGAAAATAACTCTGGAAGGCTTGTAAGAGAAGATATAGACGCTTGTTTAAAAGCATTACAAGGACAAAGTGCAGAAAGTTCTGATTTAGCTACAAGTAAGTGTGTAGCTGGTATGACTTTTTTAAATACTACTACAAATATTTTAAAAATAAGAAATTCTAGTAATGGTGCTTTTACAGAAATAGGAAGTATAAATGAAGCCAATTTAGGTTTGTTATCAAAATCTGGTGGCACAATGACAGGTGTCTTAAAAATAGATGACTCAACAAGTGCTTCTACACCAGCATTATCTTTTGATGGAGATCCAGATACTGGATTGTTTAGAAAATCTGCTAATGTTATTGGTTTAAGTGTTGGAGGTACTGAAAGATTCTTTTTCGATCAAAATGCTGTTAATATCAATAATTCAAAATCTGTAAGGTTTTTTGAATTAACAAGTAATGGAAGTAATCACATCAGTTTTAAAGGACCAGACTCAATCGCTAGTAATAGGACAATCTCTTTACCTGATGAAGATGGAACATTATTAACATCAGCCACAGGTTTAAATGCTGCAAACATCTCAGGAGTTTTGTTTGCATTAGGTGGTACGTCTGTTTCCAGAGGAAATACTATTACTGCTTTGTCTGGTATGCACCAGATAGCACCAGCTTCTAACAACCAATATACTTTAGGTACTTCAAGTTTAAAATGGTCAAATGTTCATGCAGTTGATATGACTGCTACTAATGATCTTGAGGTTGGAAATGACGCACAGATTGGAGACTTGTTGTTAGTCAATCAAACATCTAAACATACTTATGGTAATGAGTTTTCTCTAACTGGAACTGGTGCTGCAAACCAAGGAATAGCTGAGTTTTATCATAGTGGAACGCTTGAATCGTCAAACTTATTAACATTGCGACATCAAGGTGCAGAGCATCAAAACTTTCGTCACATGATTACTTTTAGGAATAACACCGCATCAACTGTAGGTGCTATTAGATCAAGTGGTCATGCTACAGCTTATTTAACATCCTCTGATTACAGGTTAAAAGAAAACGAAACTGCTATAACAGATGGAATTACAAGATTAAAAACTCTTAAACCTTATAAATTTAATTTTAAAAATGATAATACTTCTACAAAGGTTGATGGATTTTTTGCACACGAAGTAAGTTCAGCCGTACCAGAAGCTATATCTCATACAAAAGATGAGGTTGATGAAAATGGCGATCCAGTGTATCAAGGAATAGATCAATCTAAACTTGTACCTTTACTTGTGGCTGCATTGCAAGAAGCTATTGTTAGAATAGAAACATTGGAGGGCAAGTAATTGGCAATTATCCCTGGAAAAAAGAACTTTACTATTCAACGTAGGGCAGATTTTCCGATAAAATTAACCTTTAAAGATTCAACAGGATCAGCAATAAATTTATCTGGCTATACTGTTGCTGCACAAGTTTATGATGAATCACGTTCCACAAAATATGCAGATTGGGCAATAACTTATACAGATAGAAGTAATGGAATAATTGATATGAATTTAACTGATACTGCTACTGCAACTTTTACTCCAAGTATATTGTTTTATGACGTATTATTAACAGAACCGAGTGGTAGCAAAAACTATTATTTAGAGGGTAAACTATTCATAAGTGAAGGTTACACAGCATGAGTAATCCAAATCAAGTAGTTGTCTCACAAGTCTCAGATGTAACTACTGTTGAACTTACTACACAAGGTCCGCAAGGTCCTTCATTTTCTAATACAGATACTACTTTAAACGATTCCAACAAAGTAAATGGTTCAGTAGTGTTTTTTGACTCGGCAAGTGGTACATTTAAAGCAGATTCAACTCGTACTGTAGAAAATTTAGTCGATGGAGGTAACTTTTAATGGCTAACACAATAAGGATTAAAAGATCAACTGGATCGTCTAACCCAGGATCTATGGCTAATGCCGAAGTTGCCTTTAGAGAAGGTGATGAGGTCCTAATTTATGGTACAGGTACAGGAGGAGCAGGAGGTACAGCTACAAGTATTATTCCTATCGGTGGTAAGGGAGCATTTTTTGATAAAGCAACAACTAGAAACGCAAATATTGTATTAGCTGGTCCTACAAGTGGAAGTGCTGCTGCACCTACATTTAGAGCATTAGTAAGTGATGACGTACCATCGTTAGCTCATACAAAAATTAGTGATTTTGATACAGGAGTTAGAACAAATAGATTAGATCAAATGGCTGCACCAACAGGTGCGGTAAGTGCAAATAGTCAGAAAATTACAGGGTTAGCAGATCCAACTGCTGATGCTGATGCTGCAAACAAAGGCTATGTAGATGGAGTTGCACAAGGTCTTGATGTAAAAGATTCAGTAAAAGCAACAACAACAGCAAATGGAACATTATCTTCTGCTTTTGCTAATGGTCAGACTATAGATGGTGTCTCATTATCAACTAATGACAGAATACTCCTTAAAGACCAAAATACCGCAACAGAAAATGGTATCTATACTGTCAACGCTTCTGGAGCACCTACTAGGGCTGATGATTTAGCTAGTGGTGCTGACGCTGCTGGTGCATTTGTAT